CTTCTCTGATGTGTCGATGCCAGCACCCTTCTGTATTCCAGAAGGGTGCGATTTGGTCATCTTTATTTTCATACTATTTATTAATTGCAATAAGTGCAGCACCGATGTCTAAACATCTCATAAAAGCATTTGCGTTGTTGTTCTCAACTAAGAAATTCAAACGCTCGTAAGCCTTGATACTTCCGATTTCTTTCTCCCAGTTGTCTTTATTCTCGTAAGAGATTTCAACATCTGAAAGACCACGATCAACAATTTCGCCTTTTGTTGAATCAAATACGTACATCGTGTTAGGCGCGATCAATGGAGAAGTTAATACTCTCATTCCACCAATAAACGGAACACCACCAATATAAGTAACTCGACCGTCTAGATAGTTACCGTCTGCGTTTTTACGAGACTCGACACCTACAAACCAATCACAACGATTAATTAATACCGTATCAGGCATATAAGCGTTCTGTAATCCTATCTCCTCAATTTGAACACCCATCCCTAGGATAAGATCTACTAAAGTCGCAAACTCAATAGATGCAGAAATATCACAAGCTACGTTAGCAGCGTTAAAATCAGAAGAAACAGAATTAATAGAGAATGTTTCAAGACCTAGCCCTGTACCTAGTAATAGTTGTTGATCAACTCGTAACGCTACAGATTCAGTAATAAGCTTTCTAATTCTAGACGCCATAAATGCGTAATCAGATACAAACTGGATACAAAAATCCATTATATCTTTAACCATTTTAGTCTCAATGCTATTAACTACTAAAGTCTCTTTAGTTAAAGAAGTAACCGCAGCACAAAGAGCAACGTTTTGAGCATCTCTAAGTACCGTTTCCTGCTCTGTGTATTTCAAATACTCAGTAGAAACTGGAATAGTCCCAAATAAAGACCTAAATAAAACGCGTCTAATCGGAGCATCAGTAATGCCAGGTTTCATTTGCGCGAAATCTAATCCACTTGTTATGTCTCCATAAGTAGAGGTAGCTTTCAATGAAACATGATCACCCCCACGCATAGACTTCAAAGAATCTACCGACTTATCGAAAGCGGTTTTTAAACGACCTTCAAAAGTGTTAGTTTTCTCACCAACTCCCTCAGTCTTTAACTTGTCAACCTCTAAAGATAGGGCCTTCATAGTCTTCTTAAGACCGTCAAAGTTCAACTCTTTTAATGCGTTTAATTCTCTGTTAAGCTTTTCGATTTCTTCCTTAGAAGTGCTTTCTCCTTTTTCAAGCTCTTTCAATCTTGCTTCTCTAAACTCGATCTCGTCAGACTTGTACGCTTCTAGCTCTTCATCAGTAAGAGCCTTTTGTGCTTCAATGGTTAACGCTTTAAATACGTCTCCATCCATCCAATTCTTTTTCATTTCTTTCTAATTTTCTTTTTACAAATATAGTAAATTACTTACTCTGTTTTTATTACTGCTTTGAGTGCTCTTAGGCGGCTCGATTTTGCTTGAAGTGCTGTTAGCGGCTTCAAAAATAGATGTTGCAGAGTTCGAACCACCTGCAACAACTAAACTACCTTCTTTGTAAATCCCTAGTTGCTCAACGCCCCAAAAGTAACCAGATTCTAGAACCTCGTCTTTATTTACAATAGAACTAATCCTTTTTTCGAAATATTCCTTATTCTCTTTGTGCTCCTTTAGTTCCGAGTTCATACCTAAAGTAATCTTATGGTATACCATTCTAATGGAGTTTTCAAACTCTTCAACCTTGTTTTCTATGTCTAAAAGAACGTCTTTTCTTTTTATTGCGTCTTTACTTATTTCAAAGATTAAAGCCTCTGTTTGCCCTTGAAACGATTTACCTACTACGCCCCAATCAATATTCTTAACAGACATAACAACATCTTTTTGCCATGCTATTACGCTATCGTAGTTTAATTGGTGATCTAAGATATACTTAACTTTACCCTGTTGCTCCTTTAGTGTTTTATTAAAACAACCATCAAAGTGAACGTCTGAATGACTATCCATGAACTTGGTAGTACTTATAATAGGATATATAAATCCAGACTTTGCGCCTTCAATGCTTTTTATACTATATTCATCCTTTTGGTGAGGGATAGAAATTCCACCCTTTTCACAAGACTTGTAAACGTTAGACTTTTTAAGATCTATTATTTCATGTTGCTTCTCGTAAAGGCCAGTAAAAAGCTCTTTTTTGCTCGTGAAGTCGTACGCCCCAAATTCTAATACTTTCATTTCTTTACTGGCTTTCCTTTTTGCTTCTGCTTAATAGACTCCTCTAATGCCTTAACATTTATTTTATCTGGGTCTATCCCTTTCGTGCTAATATCTTTCATTACTTAACTAAGTTTTTCGCCTCCTGTTCATCCATACCGTGAACGTTTACTAAGATATAAACTTTTTGTGTCTGTTCTAGCCCCTCATTAGTTAGAACCTCTATTATATTACTAGATAGCTTTTGATTCTTTTCTATTTGCAGACCTTGGTCTATTTGTAACGCTTCTACATTAGAAAGGTCTAATTCTATTATCTCACCATTTGAATAAGGCTCCAAAGCTATATTTAAAGCGTCGATTATCTTTGTTATAGGCTTTTTAACCCCTTTAATAAAGAAATTCTTGTTGTCTACTGCTGAATTATTATACGTAGATCCTTCAGGATCATTAAACACACGAGAAGAAACCCCATACAAAGCCGCTAATTCACGCAAATAAGTTGGCCCACTCTTTGTGATCTCTAGATCCTTTGGGCTTAATCCTAGTTGGTGTATCTCTATTTCGGCAGAAGTCACGACCATCTGACCAGCTTTGTGAGCACCCGACAACCTTTTTAATATGCTTTTCTGTAATCTTCCTTCCTCTTCGTCGTCGTTTAGGCTTCCGTTTTTGTCTGAAACAATAGCGGACGCGCCTAAGTTCTCGTATAAATGAGCCGCGGCCTTGTTCCTGTTGTTAGAAGCGGATAAAGCATTGTATCCAGCTTGTAAACTAGATAACCCTCTGTGATTACCTTGAAAGTCCTCTTTAGGGTTGTAATTCTTTATATGTATTATTTCCTCCGGTGAATAGCTTATTGTTTTGCTTCCTGTTCTGTACTGATATGATAATACGTTATCCCTAGAGTCTAGTATTAAATCTACGCTCATAGAACGCAATACCTCTAACCTAATAGGCTCACTAAATCCAATACCTGAAACCTTACGTATAAAAACGTCTCCCGTAGAAAGTAGGTTAATCATTGCCTTTTCCATCTTATAGGAAAAGTTTTCTAGTGGGTCTTCATGTATTAACTCGTGAAGGAATCCACCCGTTACGAGCTCGCCTTTTTTTGTTATTGGATACTTAATATCTATAACCTCAGAAGCTATAGCGGTTATAATAGAGTATACGGACGCGTTAGAAGAAAACCCTTCTTTTAATAACTTCTCGTCTGTGTAAGCTCCAAAATCGTTACCTATTCCAAACCATGAAATATTAGGCCCTCCGTTATAAGTGGTCTTATTTGTTAACCCGGTTGGATCAATTAGGTGACTAACCGCCCCTTTAAGATATAAACCTGATTTTTTAAAGATGTTCATTAAGAATAAATATCCTCTAAATTAATCAAGATTAAATTCTGTTTTTAATAAACGTAGAACTTTTTTCTAAATCCGAAGTATTCGCGCATCATAAAAGCATCTAATAAATCGGGGGATTCGCCATTAAGATAAACTTTCATTTGGGACTTAGGTATTATTTTTAGCTTACCGTCATTGTCTACATTGTCACGTTTTACCGCCTTGCGTTCCATTAATAACCGTTGCTTAACCGTCGTCTTATGGTCGTACATTGAGTTAGCTACACTATCTAAAATGTAATAATTACCTATGTTCTCGCCGCTTTTGTAGTAGCATTGTGTCTTTAGGTTGATATAGTTCTCTTCATTTCTAGCCTTAGAGCCATTATGAAACTCTTTAGCTCCTTGAATGTGCCCAGACATACCACCTCCTACACCGTCATTATCGTATACAATATGTGAATTACGTACTCTGTGCTTTGCTTTCATTTCATTAATGAAGTCAACCGCCTCTTTTCCGTTGTTCTTGTCTGAAATATGAATATCTATTATGGTTTTTCCTTGCCATACTAAGACTATGATTTTATCAGATCCCATTAATGCTATATCTGCGCTAATGTATTTTTCTGCTTCCTTGTCGTGGAATGCCTCATTAGTAAAAATATCTTTGAAGCTGTAGTAATCGTAAATATCCTTTTCAGATACTTTTATTTTCCAATTGCCCCGTAATAGTTGCGCTTTCGTTTCTTCATCTTGTGCGTTTAGGTTTGCAAGGTATCCTGGGTCAACATCTAAAAGGGCCTTATTATCAAATATAGAACCGCCGACGAAAGTTAGAGACTTAACGAATATTTCAGGATCTTTTCCGGACTGCTCTACTAGGTCTTTAATCAAGTGCCACCCCTTATCAATCACCTCTTTTTTAGTGTCCCCCCAAATATAAGAGTCCTTACCTTGCATGAAGTATCTAATTACTCCTTGCCTTTCAGGTATTGGAAAACCGTCCTCTCCTATCCACCAATCAATCAATTCAGCTACCCAACTATCTGGATCAGGGTTACACGTAGCCCTAATGTATGGCTTTACCCCACACGTTGACCGATTACGGGACAACATATAAAAGAATGTGGATTTAGTAAAGTGTGTAAGCTCATCAAACCCAATAAAAGCGATTTCCGAACCCATCCAATCATACTTATCTTTTTCATATTGAAGATGTGAGAATTTAAGTTTAGAGTCATTACCAAACCTCCATTCTAAAAAAGTTTCTCTAGGTTGTGCATTATTCAATAGACCAAACAACTTACTTGAAGCGTCCCAAAGCCCACCCTCGGACCTTATTTGTGGGGATGTCCTACGAAATATAACCCCTCCGAAGCCTTTAACCCCTACATTACGTATCGACTCCAAAAGTAATGAAAACGTCTTGCCCACGCCCGCAGCACCTCCACCAATCAAGATGTCAGCGGACGAGCTAAGGGCAAGCATTTGATAACCTTCCTGCGGGCTAATCTCTTTCATTCAAAATATTCAATTATCGTATCCATAGCAATGCCTAATTCTTTTGGGTCTACTGGTGGCACTTCATAAGGTACGTTTTGATCCCTGCGCCATTTATTGTGATTGTCTAGTATTTCTACCGCTTCACTTATTGACATAATCCTTTCCTTTAAATTCTGGGTACTTCCAATCGTTTGTAAACCCTGCAATCTCTACTATTACAGACCTTTTTACTTTGTACTTATTGCATACGGATATAACAATCTCGTCTGTGATCCTGAAATTACTGTTGATCTCCTCAATCGCTTTTTCTATTCTTATCGACTTCTCTTTTTCTGGGTGCATACTATTTTGTTTTTAACTCAATCCAATTACTGCGGGCAGTATCTAATTTATAAAGAAGGTTTTCAGGAACAGGGTCTACCGCCTTACCTGATTCAATCTTTTTATAATAACCAATTCCACAAAACTTTAGTAGCTTAGTGTATTCTTTCCTTGCTTCTTGTTCGGTCATATTTTTCATCGTTTTCCTGATGTCGGGCAAACCCCACCTAAAAAGGCGGTTATTGCTTTAGTGTTAGCTGTAATTAAACATCACACCTGAGTACCTTTCAAATGTCTCTTTGCATTTAGGGCATTCCATAGCTACCATTTCTTCACAATCATCCCAGCAAAAAACATCGCTTTCCCATTCATCAACATTAGACCATTCTAAACC